ACCGCCTTTATCTTGCATAGTAGACCAGTTATCAACCGCAACCATACGGTTGTCGCTACCCTGCAATAGCTTTTGCAGGGAGGGTACGCTACTATCATATACCCCAACAACCCGCAAAGCTGATACTAACCGACGTATACGATGCGTAACATCGTTAAGCTCGTCGGCTTGGGCTTGATACTGGCTAAAGAACGGACGCGGTACGAACTTATTGTTTGTCGTTACGGCGCGGAGCGGGCGCGGGCATGGGAAAAAATCTTCCAGTTTAAGGAAGTCAGAGGTTACTTTAAGTACATCCTCCGGGTAAGCATCTGTATACCAAATAACTTGCCTTGCGCGCTTATCCCATATTTCCCAAACAGCCGCTTGGCCTTCGCTTAGGCTTTGATCTTCGCTATCTAGGTTCTTAGTTTCAAAAGAAACCTTAGCCACTATAGCGGCGGGTATGCCTTGCTTTAGCATAGCACCTTTATCAAGGTAATGCCTTCTAGCAATCCACCATACCTCAGCCCAACTACGGGCGCGGCTTGTAAGAAAGTCTCTCCAAAGTACAAAGTCCACGCATACGCGTTCGTACTCCACGTACTCCTCAGTTACGGCTCGCTGCTTATCGTCGTACGTAGGTGAACCGTCAGTATCTGTTACAGCTCTTACGCTTATGGTGGGTTGGTACCTACACCATGCAACCCCAAGACCCGGTAAAAGAAAATCCTCAACAGAGGCTCGCATAACCTCATCAAAATCTTGCTCGTCTATAGTGTACTGGATAGAACTTTCCAGTAGCGCAGCTACTCCGATAGCTATAGGATTAGTTCTGTCAATATGTCTACGCTTAACCTCAGGCTTAGGGGTTTGCGAGTACATAGAAGGCTTAATGGTTTCGGTAATTGAGTACAGGATATTATACTTATCCTGTTGTGTAGCGCTTTTCGCCTCAATACGGTATTGATCTACAACCCGCTTGCCGCTCTCGACAAGCTTACCGTAATCCTTCTGTTGCGCTTGGGCTATTCGCTTAGCCCAGACGCCCCTAAGGTTCCCATTTTTCGGCTCTTTTGCCACAGTTAGCCCCCACCCGGCCTATAGCTGACGGTACCGGGTGTCCCCGGCCATTTGATCTTCGTATAAGTCCTCAAGTGTAGCTGTTGCAAGAGTTTTCGCAGGAGCATCTTTTTTAGCTCTACCGCGCTTGTAAGGTCTACTCATACATGCGTACCGCCAATCATCCCCCGCATGATCTTCACTATCGGTATTAACATCCTCTGGGTTATCTTCATCATGCTGTAATGCCGGTATCGTACGTATACTGTCTTTGCATGTATTGAAGCAATAAATCATCGGGCCTGTATCTATATCTCCTACCAACCTATCCCTAAGTTGGTCCCATCCGGCAATACGTTGATTATCAGCGCGTCTAAACAGGCATTTTTCCGAAGCCATACGTTCGGCTATAGACGGTCCACCATCGGCTTTATACGCGCTAGGGTCTATGACACCGTAAGTAAGTTTAGGGTCGTTACGCTCGCGCTCAACTATACCTCTTCCTACTTGGTTACCTGTCATATATAGGCCCTTATTAGGTCCTTTCGCACCATACCACTCCCGGTATCTTATCAAGGCCCCCGGCGCTAGCCACTGACCTGTTATTGGATGTTCTATACCATCCGATACCGCCCACCATCCAACAGAGAAGGGCTTTGCACTACCCCAATCGCAGCTACGAAACCTAAGCAAATGATCGGGAAGTGAAAACGGCTCTAGTACGTGAGTATCTATCTTAAACTCTGGATAGTATGCACCGGTGATAACTGACCAATCACCGTCTAACCACGCACGTACTAGTTCAGGTGAACCAAGCTCCCTAAGTGTATCCTCATACTCAGGGTCGTTAGCCATAAGTATGTGATTATCCGTAAGTTTAGACGGTATAAACATACGTTTACCGTCGATAAGCTCCATACCCATAGGGTTAGGGTCTACAAAATACTCTTTAACCCAGTGGTGCCCAACACCACCGGGGTTAGCGGAGCTTCTAATACGCTTATTCTGTACACCTGCTGCGGAACGTACGCAAGCTTTAAGCTTATCGTACGAGTTCATGTTAGGCCAGTTCGTAAGCTCGTCCCAACCTACCCACGTATACTGATGCCCTTGATACTTAGCAGCATCACGCTCATGCTCCAAATACCGCATCTTAATTGTGGCACCGGTGGGAAATACAAATGTGCTTTTAGCTACCTGATACTGAGCGCCTAAAGGCGTGTATATTTCGTTAGCCCTAAGTATCAGTTCTTCTAATTCGGCATAAGACTTACGAAACAAAACACCGCGCCAGATCGGACCCATACTTACGTCTTGCAGGTAGTCACCTAATAGGAAGTCAGACTTGCCACCGCCACGAGCGCCGCCAAACATTAACTCGGGTACGAAATGAGCCGCAATAGCTAAGGATTGCGGCCCTTCCTGTGGTTGCCATACTAAGCTATGCTCGGGCGACATTATGCTCATACTCAAACATAGCTTCCTTAATACGTTTAACCGTATCAGGGCGCGGATTAGCTCCGTTCATAAGGCGGTATACTAGATTAGGGTCGTTAAGAAACCTTCGACCGAATACCGTATATGGTACGCTATACCTAGAGCAAAACTTACGTATATCTGACAAAAGATCGTTGTACCTGATATTATGCTCGTCTACGCCTTTCCTGCGCGCAGCCGCCCGCCTAGTTCTACCGTCGTCGTTAAACTCCCCTGTTTTGGGGTAGTATAGTGATCTTAACGGCTCACCACACAAGCATGTTTCGCCCGTTATGGATATTTGTACGCTATTGCATCGTTTACACTTTGTCATAGTATGTCCGCCATTGCAGGGTCTAACAGAGGGTCAGGTAAGGGTGTAACGTTAATAAGCTTAGGCTTGTTTGTTTGTACAAAACCTAGCCATTCTTCGTAGGATTTAGCCCTAGGCATAGACTGAATAGCGTTAAGCACGTTAACGTTCACGTTAGTTTGCGCTGCATCGTCACCGTAGACCTGCTTCATACGCTTTTTAAGTAGCATCTGTAGCAAGCTATCTGAGTACTTTGTAGTTGTACCGCAAACTTCACCTTGATAGAAAACGTCCTCTTCTACACCGTGTACTGCGCGTTTGATAGCGGCACTCTCTAGCTGCATAGCGCCAACCTCAGCGGCACACTCTATCTCTTCTTTAACCTTATCATCTTCCTTCATCCATTTACGTACAAAGGAAGGGGATAGCGCAGCGCTCTTACATGCGCCGTAAAAGTCGCCACAGTTGGATAGTAGCGCATCGGTTATTAAGCCAAGGTTAAACTCGTTTCGCATATCAGCTTACCTTAAACTCCGTAACTACAATACGAACATTACCAGTAGCGTATATGCCGTGCCCGTAGCCAGTACCGCCGCCAAGTACGAAACCTACGTTATCCGCGTTATTCCACGCATTAGCGAAACTATCGCCGGAACCGTCCTGCACGGAAGTCCATGCACCGTCAAACGTAGAGGTTACGGAGTATTCGCCCTGTTTAAGACCTACGACCGCATTATATGTAGAATACCAACGGTAACCTTCATACTTACCGGTACCGCTCCAATCGTCGCCTTTACGTTGTATGTAGAGGGATAGTATAGCGGGACTACCGGGTACTCCGGTTACCGGGATAATCTCGCTATCCCCCTCTACCCGGAAACGCATTGATATCGTATGCTTCCCGAGTAACGAGCCGTTATGATAGGTTACGTAATGAGGTTGCGCTGTAGGGCTGACAGGTACCGCAAAACCATCATCTGTAGAGATAGGATGTAGCGGTGTACCCTTCGAGTAGTTCTCGCCGTCTATGATCGGGCCTATAACCCAAGCCGTAGCGGCAGACGCAGATGGGGGTAGGCTTGGCGGTCTATCCGAGCCGCCAGAGCAAGCCGTTAGGACGGCAAAAGCCGCTGAAATAAGCCCTTTTTTCACGTATCCCACCCGGTAGACCAGTATTAGGCCCTAACAAGGGGTAGGCTGTCAAGGGGTAAAAGAAAGCCCCGGTGTGATCGGGGGTCACACCGGGGCAGAGCGTAGGAACAGGGGTGAAACTACGCTCTCTAGGGCAAGGCTTCCGCCTCAGCCGCTAGCTTGTCAAGCTCCACGTACCCTTCATCGTTATCTTTCTTAAGGGCTTCGTATGCAGCCTTAGCCGCATCTTGGTTATCCGGGTGCAAAAGCGATTTAGCCGCCATAAATACCTCTTCTACCTGAGGTGCGGCAGCTAAAGCCGGTGGTATAAGCTTAAGCGCGGAGATAAAAGTACTTAGCGTAAAGTCCATTAGTGACCTCCCTGAGCGACTAAGGCCATACCGCGAGTAACGGCAGATACTAGATCGTCGTACGCCTCTTGATATCCCTGAGCGTTAGCAGCGTTATATGCCCTACGGATAGTTCCGAGATACCCGTAAGCCTCATTATTGAGTGTACGTACGTTGCTAGCGCAAGTATGCGTACACTTACCGCTTTTAATCGCTACCGTAGCCGCAATACGGAAACCTTTATAGAGAAGGTCCGCGCCGGTAGCAATCTGTTCATCCAGTACCGTCTTATTTGCGTGAGTTACAGGCGGTGCTGCAAGTGCGTCTGCTACCGCTCCTGCCGCTACAATAGGACTACAGGCCGCGAGCGCCAATACCGCACCTAAAATACCTAAAATACGTTTCATAGCATATCCTCTACATCCATATATTTACCTCTTGCCCAAACTCGTACGCTCTAATCCTTCCTTCCCACTGTATACGTAACCCCGGATACTTATGCCCGTACCATTCTACGAGCCTTTTACAGCCTTCGTAATCCTCTTTAGAAGGAAAACGATCATTGTACGGTACATAAGTACCCGGTTTGGACTGTTTAACGTTGTCCATGCGATACCCGCTTATGTTCTGTTATTCTCAATGCGGAATATACCTTAAAAGCTTCGTTGAAACTGATAACAGGGTGATTGCTGGCAATAGGCAACTGTAGGCGTATAGTTAATACCCGCCACAAATAGCTCATGCCCGCACGATAGCTTTAGGAACATATTAGACCGTCCGCTAAGCTTGTACCCTACTACGTTCCTTAGTGGGCAACCCGGCAGAGCCTTGACTACGGTTACCTTACCCTGCATCGGTCACCGCCTTATTCACCTTATCAAAGTCAATCAGGTGTAACAGCTTCATATCCTTAGGTGATCTGTTGTTACTCATAACCACCTGTGCCTCATACTTATCGTTAAAAGCGATAAACAGAGCATGATAATCGAAGTAGTTACGGTGCATGTACTTCTCGTACTCCAAACATAGTCTTAGCCGGTCGCTAAGCTCGAAGTACTGAGGATGTATCTCTACAATACCCGCTTCCTCTTGCTCACTTGGTAGCACATGTACCTCTATGTTCTTTTCCATATGACCGCCCCATATCGACAGTTTCGCACCATGTAGCGTTACAGTCGCGGCATTTATAGTGTCGTCGTACCGCTACTATTCTTCTAAACAATACAGTACGTACTATGGTATGTGCCGTCAGCCTCCAATCATGCCAAAGGCACATACCAAGTATTCTCACGGCTCCAGTACCTTCTCTACCTTACGCCTTGAAACCGTAGGACCGATTAGAAAGTTAGCATGTTGTAGCTGCTTAGCGCAGTCAGCAATACGCTTTGCTACTTTCTTACGTGACACCCAAGGTAAGCCGCTATGCAGTAATTCCGCTGCGTACTGTTGCATACTTTCTATATGCAAAAGCACAAGCTCATCCTTAGACCTCACCACTGTTCTACCATGTATTCCCATAATAACTAGTCCGCTCCGTTAAGGCGGTTGTACAGCTTAGCGAAAGCTTCACCATCGCTATCCTTACCCGTCATTACCCCATCTTCCGGGTGCGGTTCTATCTTACCACTGTTCAACAGCGCGCTATTCAGTGCGCGTACGTCAGTGTCGGAGAATGTAAGACGTTTAGACATAATAGCATCCCTCACTTTCTTACTCATAGTACCAATCCTTCCTAACGCTAAGTACTCTCTTGCACCCACTACACCTAAATAGGTAATAGTGCGTATTGTATGGATGTACGTAGTTAATGACTGCATACGGCCCCATGACCTGAATACCGCATAGGTGCAGGCCAAGGCAGCAAAGCACTCTCTTTAGCATGATGAAACCCCCGCCCTGTCTCGGTGGGGAGCGACTGTAGCCCGCTCCCTACAGCCGTTCCCCGGCAGAGGGTGTTACCACGGCTCCCGATCTGCCGCAAGGGGCAAAATCGCCCTACCCCATACGTGCGCGCACGTTCCTTTAGATGGGTTTGTGTGTATGATGGTTTAACCCGTTCTGTGTGTTTAGTCGGTTAGACACACAACTAGCTGTAAAACGTTAGACACACAGCGGCACTTAAAATAGCCGTATGTATGGTTCTTAACGAGTATAAGTTTAGATACGAAAATACAAAAATTATGTGTACGGTCGTATACGACAACCTGACACCCCCGCCTGCCGCTCGACCCGGTGGCCTAGTTCCGGTACATATTAAGAACGGACGTTCCCTTTTTGTACTCGATAAGGGATTGGATTTAACATAAACGATGTTATCATACTTATTACCCTAGAACAGTACGTGAACGCTCCGAGCATTAAAGCGAGCGTGTGTGAGCGCCAACGAATAGGAAAGTACTCAATAACCAAGTATAACCCTGTCTGCCTGATGTACTACAAGACACACAACGGCATTTAAACCGTTTGACACACAAAGGGACTTAAAAAGGGAACATCCCTTCCCCATATACAGTACATACATATATAACAATACACACAACCCATATAGAGTACTACTTACATACACTTATATGCCTACTGCATTGTGTGTGTTCTTAAT